CTACCCCGCTGATGTCGGTTTGTTTCCGCATCGCTTTTACGGCGCCGTTCACGCCAGGAACGCCGATCGCACCGGTGCCGGTGTTGTTGTGCGAACCATGGAACAGCACCTGTCCGTCGACGCTGGTTACAGCGTTGCCGCTGATCAGCGCCCACACCAGGTTGGATTCCAGCCGACGGAAGCCGCGACCCATGTATTCGGGCAAACGCTCCAGAGCGCTCAGGTCATCATTGATGATCGCCTGACGGGAGACGACGATCTTTTTGGTGTAGGTGAAAAGGCGCCAGGTCGCTTGCGCTTCCTTAACGGTGCCGGACTTGTACTCCCCGCCTTCAAGGGTGAGCTCAGGCAGCAAGTCGGCAGCCATCACCAGATCGGCCGCTTGCTTGAAGTCTGGCAGGTTGCGTTGCCGGGCGATCTGCTTGTAGGTGTGAGGCTCTTCTTCGTAGGCGGCATCCAGGGCCTTGCCGGCGAGATTGGAGAACAGCAACGGGAAATCGCTGGTGCTGTGCATGGCCATCGCCACCAGGTCGGACTTGCTCCGGCCCACGGTGCTGATACCTCGCGAATCCGCGTAGATGCGCACACACTCCATCAGGGAGTAGCCGCGATACTGCTTGCCAGCATCAGACAGCTTCTGGCCTGGGTTGATCCGGGCGTAAAGCATGTCGCCGATGCCGGCCATGACCGTATCGCCCTCATGGCGGGTTACCTGGATCCGGGCCGGATGGCCAGCAGCACCGGCGCGCCCCTCGACTACCGACGAGTGGGCAGACACGATCTCGACGGCAACTTCAGAGAAGGGCTTGCCGCTATCGACCATGGCTTGCACGGTTTCCGGAGAAAGGCCAGCCTGAGCGGCGCAGCGGCGGATGTCGGTCTCGCGGCGTAGGGCCGCAATGGTCGCCGACTCACCAGAGGCGGCGGCAGCAACAGGAGCAGGTGTAGTGGTGATGGGTTGAGTGACTGGCGCAGCCTCGTGGGTTGTGGCTGCCTCGACTTGATTGTCAGCGGTGGCGGCCGGAGGCGCAACACCAGCGAGGGATTGCGTGGTCATCGGAAGTGGCGAGGGTGGCAGAATCCTATCCTCTTCTGTCATCCTATCCCCTTTCGCTCCCCATGTCTGCAGTAACGCGGCCGGTGGAGAAGTGAAGCGATCAGCAGGAAGACGCGGCACGCTGGCGCGCACCTGCGCCGGTGCCGCCACCTCATCCACCAAGCCGGCGGCCAGCGCATCTTCCGCCGTGAACCACGTCCCGGCGCCGGAGCCCGCCGACATCCACCCAGTCACCTGCTCTTCTGTCGCGCCCGTGCGTTGCGCGTAGGTGCGTCGGTAGGCGGCCGAATAGGTGTCGAGGAGGGCGGCCGATGTCCGCAGCGACTCCGCGTCACCGGCCGCCATCGACCAGCAGTTGTGGATCATCAGAAGGGCATTCTCAGGCATCACCACCCGATCGCCAGCCATCGCCACAATCGACCCGGCCGACGCAGCCACGCCATCGATCACGACCGTTTTCTTTCCCTGGTACCTGGCGAGAATGTCGTGAATGGCAATCCCTTCGCCTGCGTCTCCGCCGTAAGAGAACAGGTTGACGGTCACATCCCGCCCGCCTGCGGTCTCCATGGCGCGCGCCACATCCGCTGCCAAGATGTCAAATCCGACATCCCCATACAGCTGCACCACTGGGGCGGTGCCGGCTGCCTTGACGGTCACACCCAAAGTCATAGCCACACAATCGCTAGCCGCATGATACTCCGACCGCAACTACGCGGCCGGCGCATCTGGCGAAGTCGCGTCGGTTGCTTCAGGTGATGGGATGACTGAGCCAGCAGGACGCGCCTGTGTCACGCCGGTACCACTGACCAATCCTGGATCGACGCTGAGCGTCAAGCCTGCGCGCTTCGCTCGATCCATGTCTGCCGCCAGTTCCGTGATCACTTCCTCTGGCACGTAGCCGAAAGCCCGCTGCACCTCTGACAGGCTCATAATCCCGGCCCGTACCGCATCGATCAACGCCGGGATCTCCCGTGTCGGGTCGATCATCTCCCGCCGCGGTGGCGTGTGGCTCCACTGGACCGGCCCGCGCAGCAGCCCCGCCATCTGCGCGAGCTCGTCATGCCAGCGGCACACCGGCGACAGCATGCCAGGAATCGTCACCTTCCCGCGCAAGTACGCGATCCGGCGGCTGAACTCCAACCACCCACCACGGAAGCTGGAATAGTTGACGTTCGACAGGTCGCCTGTCATCGACTCGTATGTGATCTCGTAGGCAGCCGCTACAGCCCTTGCGTATTCCTTGTGCGTGTTGACAAAATCGCCGGAGCTTGGTGGGGTGAACGCGTTGAAACTGCGGCCAGGCGGCAGGTACTCCACTGCGCCAGGTTCAATGGTGTCAAACGCGATCGGGTCGCCACCAGTTGTTGGCTCACCATCAGGCTCAGACACAACACCAAAGAAGCAGGCGGCAATTTTGTCCTTCATCTGTTGCGCCACTCGGATATCGCCCATATCGCGCAGCGTCAGGATGGCGGCAGTCCCGAACGGCAGCCCCATACGCTGCCCCGCACGGCGGCTGTCAAAGTGCAAGGCGATCTCTTCCTTTGGAACAAAGGTACTTTGCAGTTTGATACCAGAACTTAGCAAACTTTCGCCTGGATGGTTGTCGCGTATCCAGTAGCCCTGTAACCTGCCGCTTGTATCAAATTGCTGGCCAAATAAAATATCTACTCCGTTATCCTTATTGAAGTCCAGCCAGTCAGGCTCCAGCATCTGCACCTGCAGCGGCACCAGCCCGTAGCGCTCCAGCAGCTCCGGTCGCACCCGCTTACGAACCAGCACCGCACCACGCACCGCAGTGGTCCTGGCGCCTACCGCCTGGTTCCCGTACCAGTCATGCACCCCGTAAAAATCAGACTCGGTTGTCTCCACCCAGTTCTTCCACGCCTGCGAATATCGCCGCGTCGCACCCTGCGGGGTGCTCATAATCCCATCGCCAATCCAGTTATTAACGATCACGCCAATCGCGCGCGATGCATAGGCGTCATTGTCCGCAAGGTCTTGATGGCGCTTTACCAGCCAATACCACGCCTGGCGAAGATCACTATTTGGCCCGCTATTATTTGTCCACCAATTTGCTGTCCTCCTAGTCTGTTTCGCCGCCTCAAACTCTGACAGCACGCGCCGGGCAAGCTGCGCTTCAAGCCGCTTACGCTTCTTGCCCATCAGGTCGGCCTCGACATTCCAAAATACACCCGGCGGATGAAGCCGCCAGTCCCTACCCCCAACTCTTGCGCCATGCTCTTTTCAATCCGGCGCATTTCATCCAGGCTCCGGTAGGTCAGCTGCCTGCCGTCGCTGAATCGCACCTGAAGAACACCTTCCGCAATCGCGGCGCGCAGTTCCTCAAGCTGGGTGATGGTGTAAGCCATGCCACCATCCTACCGGCTGATCCACTTCTCGCGCACCCCACGGGCCTGGCTTGGCCGCTCGATCCATCCCGCCCGCTTGCCATCGGCGCCCGGCTGAGCTGGTGGAGGAGAGGCTCCCCTGGCGCCACCTTCCGCCAACCGCTCCAGCTGGTCCCACATCGTCGCGCGGTTGTACTTCCGCTTCAGCAGCTCCAGCATCGCCAGGCAGTACACCTCCAGGTCGAGCGGTTCATTCCTCGCGCCCGATGGGCAATGCCACTCCAACACCTGGAAGCCCTTCACGTACCGCGGTTGCAGCCGCTCCGCCGTCAATCCCGCCAGATACTCCTCCGTCGTCTCATCGTCGAAGTGGACGTAGCCCGGGCCTGGCTCCGCAATCTTCAACCTGCTGTAGACCGTCCGCTTCAACCCATGGCCGCCCACCATGTACAGCGTCAGACCATTCGCGATCGTCCGGCCCCTGAACGTCACATCGATCTTGTTGCCCTTGCTCAGCGCCGGCGCGTCCCGCTTGTTCGCACCCTTGATCGCCACCACCCCTTCCCTCGTGTGCTCCCGGGCCCAGTTGTAAGCCTCCGCCGTGAAGTGGCCCCCCGTGTCCACCGCACAGAACCGCACCCGCATCGTGCCGCCACCCTCCCGCGGGAAGTCAGTCCGCAAAATGGTGAGCACCTGATCCCACACATCGTCCTGCGCCGGATCGCCCTCGATCTTCTGGTGCCACACCCGCCAGCTCTCATCACCCCGGCCATACCCCTTCACCACCACCTCCAACCAGGTGTCCTGCACGTCCACGCTCATCAGCAGCACCAGCACACCCGCCGGGCATGTCCCCGCCCGATACTCACCCGCCCGCACAATCAGACCGTCAGCGCTCACCTTCGCCAGCGCTTCATCCTCCCACGCCTCCGCGGCCCGCTTGTTCACCCAGCCCTTGAGCAGGTTGACATCGGTCTTTGCCCGCAAGAACTCATCGCGGATGCTTTCCCAACTCAGCCACCCATAGGGCGCATACCAGCCCGGCAGGTGGAAGCCTGCTGTCTGCCCATCGCCCTTGCCAGTCGCCACCCATTGCCCGCCCGCCAGCATGCTCCCCTTATGGTGCTGAGCCACCAACTCATTACACGCCGGGCACTTGCAGTACACATCTGAATCAGCCGTATCCCAAACAAAGTCCTTCCACTCCAGGAACTCACGCGCCCCACAGCACGGCATCAGCGCCGCATATCTCCGCCGATCTGATCGCTCCTCATACTCCCAAGTGATCCGACAGGCGCCGCGCGTTCCCGGCGTACTCGTGAGTAACGTCTTTCGATCCGGGAAGTTGGTCTGTCTCGCCTCTGCATTCTCCAGCGGGTCCCCCTTATCATCCATTTCCATCGGGAACGAACTCACTTCATCCGCCCAGAAATACTGGGCCGGCATTCCCTGCGCCGCACTTCCGCTATTACTTCCCACAATCGAAATCAACATATCCCCCTGAAACTCTTTAAGGAACATCGCATTGGCTGAGTTTCTAGACTTATTGCTCAACGCCTTCGCTGCAACAGCTGGTGTGTCCTCAAACAATGGCTTCAACCTTTGCTGATATTGCCTCTTCGCAAACGGCTCCGTCGGAAACATAATCAACATCGGCGCCGGGTCCATCACAATGTTTCGCGCTGTCCAGTTCA